GTTTCCCAACGCCGCCCTCGGTGGGTGGCGGCTTAATATTCCCCGGTTTCCCATCGCCCCGGTGTGCGATGATGGAGACTCCTTTTATGAAGGAGAACCCGTCATGGCGAACACCAACGCCCCAAACGGATTTTCGCAGTACTCTGGAACCGGCAGCGTGCCGACCTACGAGCAGGTCCAGATGGCTATTGCGGCTACCAATACCACGGCAATTTACTTTGGCGATCCGGTTGTTCAGGCGACTGGCACCACGGGTCTGGGCACGGGTTTCATTGCCCAGGCTGTTCCGTCCCAGGCGCTGACCGTTTCCGGCATCGTGGTCACTACTGGCGTTGCAGTTGCCACCTTTACCGCAACCACGGCCCCGCCGGTTGGCGCGGCGCTGGTTCTCACTGGCACTTCGTTTGCGACGGGCGGCGGTCTTAACGGCGCGTTCCTCATCACCGCATCGACCACCACCACGGCAACCTTCAACGTCACGGGCGCCTATAGCAGCACGCTGACCGGCCCCGGCACGGCTACTGTCTACACCCCGATTGCCGGCATCTTTGTTGGCTGCAAATACCTGTCGGTTGCCCAGAAGCGCACCACTTGGTCAAACTATTGGCCCGGTTCGGACGCCAACACTGCCGCCGCCGTTACTGCTTACGTCATCGACGATTCGAACGCTCAGTTCAACGTCCAGACGGCAAACAGCAATACGACCGCGACTGCCGTGGGTTTTGCCTCTACCGGCAACAACATTGGCTTCGCAATCGGCACCGGCAACACTGCCAACGGCCTTTCGGGTGCTTACGCTGACCAGTATACGCTGACAGCCAATTCCCCGGTGGGTGCCGCCTCGAACCAGCTTCTGCCGTTCCGCATCATTGGCCCGTTGAACTACACCCCGGACGGGTCCAACCCGCTCCAGAGCATCAACGGCAACGATTTCACCTCTGCCTTTAACCGCATTGTCGTGGCGTTCAACAACGCTGCGCTCAAGCAGTTTAGCGGCATTTAGGGAGTAGGGACCAATGGCTGTTAATCTTTCTGCTATCAAAGACCTTCTCCTGCCGGGCCTTCGTGGTATCGAAGGCAAGTATGAGATGATCCCGGCGCAGTACGACAAGATATTCACGAAGCACGATTCGAAGCTGGCGCTTGAGCGCACGGCGGAACTGCGCTTCCTGGGTCTTGCCCAGTTGAAGACTGAAGGCGGCCAGACCGCTTTCGACAACGGTGCCGGCGAGCGTTACGTTTACAACCAGGAACATACGGAAATCGGCCTTGGCTATGCGATCACTCGCAAAGCCATTGACGACAACCTTTACAAGACGCAGTTCCACCCGTCGAACCTGGGCCTGATCGAAAGCTTCCATCAGACCAAAGAAATCTACGGCGCAAACCTTCTGAACACGGCGACCACCTATAACGCGAACGTCGGCGGCGACGGTGTGGCTCTTTGCGCCACTACCCACCCGATTGATGGCGCGACCGTGGCGAACACCCCGACGACGCAGGTTGACCTTAACGAGGCCACCCTGCTGAACTCGATGATTGCCATCCGCACCAACTTCAAAGATCAGGCGGGCCTGAAAATCTTCGCCCGTGGCCGCAAGTTGGTAATCCCGCCCACCCTTGAGCCCGTTGCGATTCGTCTCCTGAAGACCGAGTTGCGCCCCGGCACTGCCGACAACGACGTGAACGCAATTCTCACGACCGCTGGCGGCCTTTCGGAAGGCTACATGGTCAATGACTTCTTGACCTCGGCCTATGCGTGGTTCCTGCTTACGAACATCGACGGCCTCTCCTACATGGAGCGCATCGGCTTTGAAACCGATATGCAGGTCGATTTTGTGACCGACAACCTGCTGGTCAAGGGCTATGAGCGTTACTCGTTTGGCTATTACAACTGGCGCTCGATCTTCGGGTCGTTCCCCACTTCGTAAGGACAAAGCCACATGACCATTACCGCCTTTTCGGGTCCGATTGTTGTATTTGGCCAGTCGCCTTACACTGGTTTGGAATACAACCCGGATCTTGGATCGTCCCTTTTTTGGGGCGGCACGGCTATTCTTGATCCGCGCCTTCCGTTCACCTACGTTGCGGGGGAAGCGCAGTCTGCCCCCGATTATGGGTGGTATGGTGTGGACAACGTCACCACGCTGAACGTGGTGCCTTACACTGCGTCTACCACGGCCATTGCGGCTGCGGCGGCTCCGGTCAACGGCACCGCCATGACTTTGGTCAGCGCGGCTTCCACGACCACTGGCGTGGCCATCATTCCGTCCATCACGCGATCTGACACAGGCGTGGCAGATACGAATGGTGGCGCGGGGCTTGTTGGGCTTGACAGTTACGCATCGGTGTCGGGTTACATTTCCAACGGCACTTCGGGCACGGCTGGCAACACGCTGATTGTTTCTACGGCCGGCAATGGCCCGCTTCTAATCGGCATGACCATCAGCGGCACCGGCATTGCGGCGGGGACTACGATCACCGGCTACGGCCCGACCGTTAACGCTACCAATGGCGCTTCTGCCACTGGTTTTACCGGCGCCTACACGGTCAGCGGCGCCCCTGTGGCGGCTGGCACAAGCGGTTCCGCGATTACCATCACGGCATCGTTTGCCAATGCTGTGCAGGCGCTGGCCATTCCACAGAACCCTCAGACCCCGAGTGTTTACCTGTGGAACCCGCAGGCCATTTTGGGGCGTGCTGTGTCAATCACTGCGACCAACGCTGGTGCTACTGGCGGTGTGTTTGTTGTGCGTGGGTATGATATCTATGGCTATCCAGTCACGGAAAACATCACTCACGCAGGTGGCGCAACGACCAAAACCGGGCTTAAGGCGTTCAAGTTCATCAAGTCCATCACGCCGTCATTTGCTGATACTCAAACGTATTCGGCGGGCACTTCGGACGTCATCGGCCTGCCGTTGCGCGCCGATTCCTTTGGCGAACTTGCCGTCAATGCGGGTGCTTCCAAAACGGCAACGACTCTGGTGACGGCGGCCACTGGTTTTGTGGCGTCGGATCAGGCGTTTGCAACTGCCACGACCGGCGACGTTCGCGGCACCTACGCATTGCAGACGGCTTCTTCTACTGGCGCCAATCGCTACGTCATCCGCCAGACCCCGCAGCCTTACAATGTCGGCTTGATTGCCGGTCTTGTGGGCACCACGCAGTTCGCCAACTTCTAAGGGACCGGGCAATGACCCACAGCAAACACCACAAGCACCACAGCGTTCATGAAATCGCCGCCGCTGGCGTTCATGGCGCGCATCACGTCCGCAAGCATCGCGCCCGTGGCGGCGAAGCCAAGCACGGTGAGGCGGAATCGCCCCACAAGGGTGAAAACGACGCCGAGCGTGATCTGCACGACAACCCGGAACGCCGCAACATCGCGCCCAAGATTTATGGTGAAGCGGAAGCCAAGAAGGCTGGCGGCCGCGCCAAGCGTAAGCACGGCGGCCACGTCATGCATCACCACTCTGGCCATGCGAAGCATGTCGGCGCCGTTCACGGCGAGCATGGCGCGCAGCATGCTGGGCGTAAGCCCCGCAAGAGCGGCGGCCGTGCTGGTGGTAGCGTTGAGTCCAACCCGTTCTCGCATGCGCGTCATGGCACCGCAGCCCATGGCCGCAAGCTTGAGCCTGAG